GCACTAGCTGCACCCCTACCCCTGCATCAGATGCACCCAAACCACCCTTAGAACCATCCTTAGAACCTATTATAAGTGTAAAGGATATTTTAAATGATTGGTTGAAGGATAAAAAAGCAGCAGATAGTTTTGTAGCTTATCGAAAGAGTATAAAAAAACCATTAACTAAAACTGGAGCAAAAAGGCTTGCTACTGCGCTTAGACATATCTTTGTTGCTGGTGGTTCTCCAGAGGACGCTTTAGCAATGTGCGAGGAGAAGGGCTGGAAATCTATTGAACCAGAATGGTATTTTAATACACTTCACGGTAAAGATAGTGTAAGATTTAAACAAGCAATGGACACGTTGAGATAGCAAAAGAGGTATAAACTAATGAAGCATGATTACAGAATCAATTTAATAAAAAAGGAGTTGGAAAGTCTGTTAAGCAGTTATTCGGTTCCTTTGCATCTGCGTAATGATCCGGGCGCAAAAGAAAAAGAAGTTGAGATAATAGTGAAGGCTATTAACCAATTTTACCCAAATGATACTAATCAGGAAGTTATTTCGGGTTCTTTTGAAAGGGCAGAGTTAAAAATTAAAGCCTCGCAGATGTCCAGAACTTGGCCTAAAGCGGCTGATATTGTTTCAGCAATAAAGAAAAGCACTGTAAACGATTCTGTGATGACCACTAAATCAGCAGATTGGTTTCCAGACCCAAGCGTTATTCATGCTAAAAGAATAAAAAACGGTGAGCCAGTTTCTGAGAATTACATTCTAGGCAAATTAGCTGAAGAATTAATAAAGAATGGTTTGGTAACAGGTGAAGATTTGAAGCCTTACAGAAACGCTCTTTCTTCTAAGAAAAAAGCCCCCACGGATTAAATCAACGCAGGGGCTAGTAAAGGCGAATCTCACAGGGAGAATGAAGCAGCTTCGCCTTTATTAACAAATAACATAAAATCTTATATATTTCTATTTTTAATTATATTATGTAAAACACCATATAGACGCACCCAGAACTGGACGGACTAATGAGCACAAAAGAAGAACAAAAATCTAAAATAGAAGGTAGTGGAAGAAAAAAAGGCTCTTTAAACAAAATTCCCAAACTTCTTAAAGATGCTATTTTAGAAGCAGCAGAACGCGCTGGACAAACAATAGTAGAGGCTAAATATTCCAATCCAGATGAAGCAGATCAAAGATTTGTCGAACAAGCAAAAAAAGATGGAATGGTTAATTATTTAGAGCATCAAGCAATTGAAAACCCGCAAAGCTTTTTAACCTTAATGGGCAAGGTGCTTCCATTGCAAGTTACTGGTTCTGGTAATGAAGGTGAGCACGTTATTACTTACAAATGGTTAAACGATGCTAACCAAGACGATTAATTATTTACCTAGAAAGCACGTAAAGGCATATCATGCGCGAAAAGAACGCTGGGCAGTAATCGTAGCACACAGGCGTTTCGGCAAAACAGTTGCGGCTATAAATGATCTTATACGAGATGCTCTTACAATTCAGCGTGAAAACGTCAGGTGTGCTTACATTGCCCCGTATTACAGACAAGCAAAGGCTATCGCTTGGGATTATTTGAAAGAATACACTAAAGATATTGATGGCGTAGAAATTAATATTGCCGAATTGCGTATAGACTTTGCTAACGGGGCCAGAGTTAGATTGTTTGGTGCTGATAATTATGATTCAATGCGTGGTTTATATTTTGATAGCGTTGTTTTAGACGAACCAGCAGATTTCCCTGTTTCTGCTTGGCCTACGGTAATTAGACCAGCATTAGCTGATCGTAAGGGCAGAGCAACATTTATTGGAACACCTAAAGGAAAAAATGAATTTTGGGATACTTACCATTACGCTAAATCTCACCCTGATTGGTATTGTGATATCTTTAAATCATCTGAAACAGGTATTTTAGATAAAGAAGAACTTGAAGAAGCTAAAACAGCAATGGGGCTGGACAGGTTTGAACAAGAATTTGAATGTAGTTTTGAAGCAGCTATTCAAGGCTCTTTTTATGCTCAGGAAATGAAAACAGCCACTTCTGATAGCAGAATAGGAAATGTTCCATATGATCCCGGCGTTGGCGTTACTACTGCATGGGATTTAGGTATAGGGGATAGCACTGCAATATGGTTCGCTCAATTTGTAGGTCAAGAAGTGCGGATTATAGATTATTATGAAAACAGTGGTGTAGGCTTAGATCATTATGCAAAGGTTTTAAATGAAAAAGGATATGTTTATTCTGAACATATATTACCCCATGACGTGCGAGTAAAAGAGCTTGGCACTGGCAAAAGTCGTTTAGAAACTTTAGATGCGTTAGGCGTAAATAATATTACAATAGCACCAATGTTAGCAGTAGAGGATGGTATCCAATCGGTCAGAACAATGATTTCTCGTTGTTGGTTTGACGTTAAGAAATGTGACAGAGGCATTGAAGCGCTCAGACAATATAGACGTGATTTTGACGAAAAGCTTAAAACGTGGCGTGGAAAGCCATTGCATGATTGGACTTCACACGGGGCTGACGCGTTTAGATATCTTGCGGTTGGTCGTAAGCAAAATGAGTCTTGGGGCGAGCCTATAAAAAGAAATTTGCGTGGAATAGCCTAGTGTGATACTACACAAGCAAAACTTGTGGAGAGATACATATGTTACCTTTTATTCAACCTATTGACGCATACGGTCAATTGAATGAGAATTTTTTGCCAGAAACAGATTATGTGGATGCAAAGGTTTTAGCCGCAAACACAGCCGAAAGTATCGCGGTTCCAGCGGGAGCTAAGTTTTGTACGCTTACAGCAGATGGCCCCTTTTACTTCAATTCCAGAGGTACAGCCGTTAAGCCAACAGGAGACGTTACAAATGGCTCCGCTTCACGAGTAGGCGATCCAGACGGAACAAACATAATAGTAACCCCAGCCGATAATTTAAGCGTAGTTTCTACGGCTGTCAGAATTGTGACTGCTACGTTTTGGGGTGGTTAATGGCTGTTAGGGGTTTATATTCTAATATCGCTGACAAAGTTAGACGCATAAAGGCTGGTAGCGGCGAAACTATGCGTAAAAAAGGCGATGCGGGTGCTCCAACTAACAAAGCATTCAAACAAGCTGCTAAAACAGCTAAAAAGCCAGCAACAAAGAAACCAGCAACAAAGAAATCAGCAAAGAAAAGGAGCAAATAATGTACGGTAAGAAAAAAGGCGGCAAAAAAGGCGGCAAGAAAAAGTAATGGGCTTGCTTGACGATTTAAAAATGGGTCTTGGTTTTGAAAAACCTACTCAAGCGTTTAAGAATGCCACTAAAAAGACTATGAAAGATCAACGTGACAGGGGAAAGCGGCGTCTCCAATCCACGCCAGCTAATTCATCAGGTCAAAATCCATTACAAGGATTGTTGTCTTTGCTTGGTGGGTCTAAAGGGTCTGACCCTAACAACACTGAAGATTTAGGTCTTGGCGGTTTAAAGTCTTTTTTTGGTAATCGTGAGAACGCTCCTAAAACTCCGCGTGGTGATGCTATGATACGCGCTACAATGGAAGATAAGTTGCCGGGTTACTTTGATCCAATTTCAAGGCGCTATGTTCCTTGGTTTGAAGATATTGGCAATAAAGGGTTTTTCAACGGTGCTGGTGATGCTGGTGATGTTGGTGTTCCCACCCCGTTAAATGTTATTGGTGGTTTGCTTGGACGCGATCCAGCAAGAGAAGGCGAGTATCGTACAAGCCAAGGTGATTATGAGAATTACTTAACTTACGGTAATCCACAACCAAGGGTTCAAGCTTCAGCACCTCAACCTCAATCTACGCCAACTCCGGGGCCAAGAGCTTCTTTTTCTGACATGGGTTATTATGAACCCGGTGAGGCTCGATTAGTTCCAAATGATGTAAATTTTTTTACTGATCAACAAAATGCAGAAATAACTGGTAAATTAAATGCTAATAATCTGATAAACAGAGTTGACAGTCGAAATGATAAGGACGCAAGGATTGCTGCTATAAAACGTGACGAAGACGTTTATAAACATCCTAGATTTTTTGAATATGCAAGTATTGTTGGCGAAAACGCAATAACACCATCTAACACAAATTCAGCCGTAGCAATTGGAAACAATTTTAGAAACTGGTTGGATAGTCAGCCCTTAAACCCTTATTAAATGGGTTTGCTTGACAACATTATTTCTAGCTTCTCAACGTCTCCAGAAGCTAGAATGGCTGCAAATGATGCTTCTCTTTTAAAAAGTCGTGATGCAAATGATGCTTATTTTGCTGAACGGCAACGTATGCGTGAAACTGGCGAGAGAGATTTTACTGGGCCAGAGTTTGCAAAGTTTATGGCAGAGATGACGCCTATTCTGGGCGATGGTATAGCGGCTAAAGAAGTATGGGACGAAGCAACATCAGCAAACCCTAACTGGCCTTTGGTTCTGGCTCTTGGCGGCGCAACGGCAATTGGTTTAATCCCCGGCGCTGGCGATGCGATTGCTAAGTCTGTCAAGTCTGGTGCGCGTGGCTTGCTTGATACGGTACAGCGCGTTGAGGTTGATCCTAATGCAATGGGTTCGTTGTTAGGTAATGTGCGTTTAAAGCCGCGTGTAATATCACCCGCACAAAATGTTGCAGACCTTCTTGCGTCTGGTCGTATTGACGAAGTTACAGATGAATTGTTGGGTAATCTAACGCCAAACGATAATATGGAATTGTTTAAGTTGTACGAAAGCGGCGCAACGGGCATGGACTTGCCGATGGATACTGTTTCTAGGATGGCTAGAGCAATAGATTCCGGCTTTGAAGCTAATATGTTTCACGGCACAGGTGCAGACATTGTAAGCGTTGACAGATCAAAGCTAGGTCAAAAGCAAAATGTATTAGGTGAAGGATTTTATCAAACAACAAGCCGACTTAGACCTGATAATTATGTTCCAAAAGAAACTGACGCAAACACTAAAAAACGTATTTTTTCAGAAGGCGGCAACGTGCTTCCTTTAATGTCAAAAAGTAATTTTGAGTTTGACTTAACTAAACCTACTGGTTCCGAAAACGCTTTAAAGATAGGCAAAGTTTTTGAGGGTCAAGATTTTGACGTTGAATTTAAAGGCAATGGCGATCAAGTTTTTATTAAAAGAAAATCTGATCCTAAAAAGCAAGTTTACATTGACAGCTATCAGGGTGGGCTGGAAACCGTTCAGAGGCTAAAAGACGAATTTGGCAATAATAATGTAACTAACATTTTAGAAGAGGCTGGTTTTTCTGGCTTAAGATCAGCAGAGGCTTTTGGCGAAATTACAAAAGTAAATTACAAGCCAGAAGATATTCGCTCACAATTTGCACGTTTTGATCCACGATTGGCCCACCTAAAAAACTTATCAGCGGCTGTGGGGATTGCCCCAGCTGGTTTACTAGCCTTACAAGAAGCGCAAAAACGTGCTAATGAAAAACAATATAGGCAAGGATTGTTACAGTAATGGCAATAACAACATACGCAGAATTACAAACGGCTGTCGCTAATTGGTTGAATAGAGATGATTTAACTTCAATTATTCCAGATTTTATTTCTTTAGCTGAAACAGACATAAATAGAAAATTACGCCATTATAAAATGATTGAGCGTATGGATGCGGTTTTAGACAGCCGATATATTCAAGTTCCTAATGGCTGGTTAGAGACTGTCAGGTTTAATATTACTAATTCATCTACTGTAAAATTAGATTATATTGGGCCAGAAGATATGCTGCAAAAGCGAGAAGAAAACAGTGACGCCACTGGTGTTCCTCAGTTTTATTCTCAACTAGGAGATTCAATAGAGGTTTTTCCTACCCCGTCAGGTGAGTTTCCAATGCAATTAGCATTTTTTGAAAGAATAGCGGCATTAAGTGGCGCTAATACATACAACTGGTTATTGCAAGATGAACCTGATTTATATTTATATGGCGCGTTAATGCAATCAGCACCATATTTATTAGACGATGCCAGAACGCAAACATGGGGCGGTTTATATACTAATGCTCTAAATTCTTTGCAAACAGCGTCAGATGATACAAGATATGGTGGTTCTGGTCGTAGAATTATCATATCTAGTTATTAATTTTAAAATGTGTATTATGTACACAATATTATCTAACGGAGTTATCAAATGTCCTTAACTAATGCTTTCGAGACACATTCACTTACTTACTTATTAACGGCTGGTAGTTTAACGCGTCCGACTGCTTGGTATGTAGGTCTATTTACTGCTGATCCAACTGATACTGGTTCCCTTTCAAACGAGATTTCTGGTAATTCATATGCTAGACGCCCTGTCGCTTTTTCAATCTCAGGCGCTCTTGGAACAAACAGTGCCGCTGTTGAGTTTGCAGCCGCCACGGGTGGAAATTGGGGAACTATAACGCATATTGGAATTATAGATGCTTCAACAAGTGGAAATATGATTATTCACAGTGCTTTGTCTGTTTCTAAAGCAATAAATGTTGGAGACGTTTTCCGCATACCAACTGGTGATCTGGATATTACTGCGAGCTAATGGGTTTACGCTCAACATATAACACCGGGGAATATAACTCTGGTTTATTTGGTGCGCCAGAAACAACGCAAGGCGCTTCTAATGCTACGTTTTCTATATCGGCATCTGTAAGCGCAGTAACTATAGTAGATGCAGCGGCTTCTACGTCTATAACAATTACGGCAACCGCATCGGATGGAACTGTAGTTAAAGAAGGTTCAGCTTCAATTGCGGTAGTTTTCTCTGCAACTGCGTCTGGTATCGTGTTCCCTGCTGGGGCTGGATTTCGGGACGGATACGGAAAAAGTAATTACGGTAAATTTGTTTATGGTGAAAATTACAGTGTTGAAGATGGATTGGTTAATGCTGCTATATCCATCACGGCAACCGCCTCTGGTCAAGTTACTCGTAATGTTTCGGCTGCAACCGCAATAAGTATTACTGCAAATGTAGATGGATTTTCTGCAATTGTTGGCGCTTCTAGTGCCACAGTTTCAATTTCGACAAATGTGTCGTATAACAGAGTAAGATTGTTCTCTAGTGCAACGAGCTTTACATTTACATCGTCTTCTTTTGCAAGATACAAATGGTTAGACGTAACAAATCCTAGCACAACCTGGACAGATGCAAACTTTTTAGAAAGGGCCGCGTAATGGCTACGAACACCACAACATATAGTTTTCAAAAACCAGCGGTAGGCGGCGACGAAGATGCTTGGGGCGGTTATCTTAATGGAAATTGGGATAAAACCGACGATCTTCTTGACGGCACAACCCCTGTTACTGGAATTGACATAAATTCTGGAACAATAGACGGCGTTGTTATCGGCGGTGCTGCTGCTGCTGCTGGAACGTTTGCGGCACTAACTGGGACAACGGTTCTTGCGACAACCTTAAACGTAAGCACAGGTTTGGCGGCAAATTTAAGCACTAACGGCTACGACATTATAACCACAAGTAACGCAAACTTAGATTTATCGCCTAATGGCACTGGTAAAGTTGTCGTGCGCGGCAATACAAATTCTGCTAAGATTGTGTTAAATTGTGAGGCTAATTCACATGGTGTAACTGTAGCAAGTCCACCTCATAGTGCAAACGCAACATATGAAGTAGCATTGCCAAACGCATTAGGGACTTCAAATGCAAGTGCAATAGTTACGTCAGATGCAAATAACGTGGTTACATTTTCGGGCGGCATCACAGAAGATAGCGTAACCATCACGTCTTCTTCTGCCGCCGCCACACTGGATATGCGTTTAGGCACAAACTTTTTGCATGATTTAACTGAGAACGTAACTTATACGTTTAGCAACCCAGCGGCTTCTGGCAATGCCAGCGCGTTTACTCTCAAAATTATTCAAGACTCAACGGCGCGAGCAATAACTTGGCCAAGCAGTGTGGATTGGCCATCGGCCACTGCGCCTACTTTAACTGCTACAAATAATGGGGTTGATATGTTTGTTTTTCAAACAATA